CAGATAAGCCTAGTAAAATGATAAAATATAAAATCCATGTTAAATACATTATAAATGTAAATGCTTGTGACTGAAACGCATATAAGTCTTTTTGATTCATTGTTTTATATAATTTATATATTTTTTATAATTTATATATTTTTTATAATTTATATATTTTTTATAATTTATATATTTTTTATAATTTATATATTTTTATAATTTATTTATTTTTTTCTAATTTATATAATTTATATACTATAATTTACTTTGACCCTATATTTATAGTCGTTGATTCATCATCAGTATATAATGACAGTGTTCTGGCACTTGGGTCCTCAGCTTTTACATATTTTGGCATCCAATAATACGGTACTAAATGAGCCTGTTCAGGATACTCCTTATCATAGAGATGCTTGTAATACAACTTCTCCTTCTCTCTTGGACTCAAATCACTGTCAACCATGAAAGTCTTCACAATCGCATCTTGAAGAATTGTAAATAGAGACTTGCCTTTTTGACTAACACCATCACTAAATGCCTCCTTCTTGCGCCAAAGAATCTCATCTGGCAACAATTTATCCTTCTGGAACGCAGTTCTTAGTAAGAATTTCTCCATAGTGCCTGTAATATTATGATTGCGAAATTCAATTGGGATTGATAAATAATAATTTACAAATTCCTTATCTAAAAAAGGGGTCCTTGGCTCTAAACCATTAGAAGAAATACTTTTGTCTGAGCGCAACACATCAAACATATGAATATCTTTTAATAAACGATGTGTCTCTCTATCATACTCAAGTGAATCGGGACATTTGGTCATATATAAATAACCACCACATAACTCATCTGCGCCATCTCCGTTAAAAATCACCTTCGCATTACTATTTCTAGAAATAAATTTACCCAACAAATAATTTCCTAGACTTGCTCGAACAGTCGTAACATCATAGCTTTCAATGGCCTTAACAACTTCAGGAATAACATCAATCATAACATCTTCGCTTACAGTAATTTCAATATGATTTGATTTGATATAATTTGCCACCATTCGCGCATAAGCCAGGTCTTCAGAATCAGGCAATCCAATACTATATGTTTCCAAATTCACCTTGGGTCGTGTGTAACCCTTTGGAATATTCTTGCTATGTATTTTTTGAACCAATGCCGTAATTAAACTGCTATCCAATCCACCTGATAATAAACAGGCAATAGGACGCTCAGTATTTAAATAACGTTTTTTAACCGCGGATTCCAACTTGTCATGAATCGCAGCAGTATAATAATTTAGCAATTCCTCCTTAGTCTTTTTATTACTTTCAACTAGTGCCAATGGATATGAATAAGTAAACGATGGAATATGATATTTAACAATAGGTCCCATTAACCATGTGCTATCAACTCTTATGTGTTGCGCATATGAGCCTGGGGGAAAATATGTAACTGGTTGCTTCTCAACATTTGCCATTTCGCAAAGCATTTTTAGCTCAGAACCGTATCCAATAATACCAGTATCATCTTTAGAAGTAAAATAATACAATGGTCTAACGCCATATGGGTCTCTGGCAGCGTAAATCATATTATATTGGTAGTCGTATAATACAAACGCAAATACACCGTCCAACATTTTGATTGCGTGTTCAATACCATATTTTCTGTATAAATAAATAATGACTTCACAATCTGACTGAGTAGCTGGTTCAACATTCATAATCTCATATAATTTCTTATAATTATAAATTTCACCATTACAGATTAAACTACAATTCCACATATTTATAGGCTGATTAGATAAACTAGTAAGACCATTAATTGCCAAACGATGAAATCCTTGAATAAATTGTTCTTCCTCATGTAGTACTATTTCGGAAAATTCAGGACCGCGATTTTGTCCCTTTTCAAATTGCTCCTTGATGAACCATTGGTCACTATTCTTATTAATTGGTGGTCTTTCATCAACCTTATCTTTATTTTCGCCATTGTCTTCTTTAACCTTATCTTTATCTTCAACCTTGTCTTCGTCTTTATCTTCATTTTTATCCTCATTTAAATCAGGAGTAGGTTCTTCTTCATTTCTATAATTTAATAAAGCAAAAATTCCGCACATTATTAATACAATTAAGACGATTGTATCTAATACATTTTTATAAATAATATATTTTATAAAAAACAAAAACAAATAAATAATATATTTTTATTTGTTTATTTATTTTATTATTGTAATATAAATAATGAACGCATTTGAATATACTGACCAAACATCTTCGCAAAAAGCTAATACAATGAATATTCGCACTTACAGTCGAAACATACCGAGTAGCCAATTACAGCCCTATTTAGACGCCCGTTCAGTGTCAACTAAATACGCAAATTTACCCATTGTTGATTTAAGAAGTCCCATTGATACCCCCTTGAAGCAACAAGCAACATTTAATCCTAAAAATACATTCAATCCTGGTAATGACTTTGGTCCATGGTCTGGCTTTGCGTCAAATGTAAATAAAGAATCAGATTTAAGAGGACAAGTGTATGCTATTCAAGAATGTAGTCAAGCATTCTATGTACCTAGCAGTAATAGTGACATGTATAAATATGGTTGGAAACAAAATAACACAATTTCTCAACCATTTCCTGATTTATTCAAGAATGAGCAGTTTTGCCCTTTTAATCCCAATCCAAACTCCAATACAATTGGGTACGGACTATTTAATAATGCCACTAGACAGCAGAACAAAGATTTGACGAAACCTACTACTATTACACCTTAAATACATTGAATAAATAATTTATAATTATACATTCTATTCTATAATAATTATTATACAATTATTATACAATTATTATAAATGTCAGACGATTTAGTAAACCAAATAACGCTGAATTTTTTAATTAGCAAACAACAGTTACAAAAACTGAATAAAAAGATTAAGCAAAAAGAGGAGGATAAAATGAAGACTGATATGGAGATTTACAAAGAACAATTTGTTGAGCTATTTAACAAAATGGTGAATGATGATTTTCCTGATGATTTGTTAGAAGATGTCAAACATAGTTACACATATTTTGTTGAAAAAGGTATTTATTATTTAAAGATGAGGGACACTACAAATAACACTTCTAATACTAATGAAAACAAAGAAGAAGAAATAATCGTTAATGATGAAGACGACGAAGAAATAAGCGCCAATGATGAAGAAGAAGAAGAAGAATTAAATTCTAATGAAAGAAGCGAAGAAGAATTAAGTGCTAATGAAAGAAGCGAAGAAGAATTAAGTGCTAATGAAAGAAGCGAAGAAGAATTAATAAGTGATAGCGAAGAAGAAGAATTAATAGAAGAACAACCAGTAATAAGCGCAAGCAACAACAAGTCTAAAATAAAACCACAATTAGAACTACAATCAAATACATCTACAATCTATAAAAAGGTTAAAAAAAATACTCAATCTAAAGGTGTAGATAATATTGAACAACTGCCATTAGATTGGTTTACTAAAGTGCGACAAACTCAAAAACAACATAATATTATTCCTAGAAAAAGTGATGGTAAGAAATAAATATAAATGTAATTATAAAAAAAGAGAAAAAATAAATATCTGTATTCTATATGAAATATAATGACAAAAACTAAAACTAAATCAATGAACCCAAAAAATAAATCATTAAATAAAACTCAAAAATATCATTCTAAAAAGAAACTAACTAACAAACCCAAAGATTTAGAAGGAGCTAAAAATAAAAATAAAAATAAAGATGAAGATATGTCTAAAAAACCATTTCAGAAACTAAATTGTAGTCCAAAAGGCAAAAATGAAATTAAAGAATATACATGTTATACTGATAATGACTTACAAAAACTGCGTAATATGTGGAATGCCAGACACGCCGATAAAAAAATTACAACCAACGATTCCAAAGAAATATGGGAGCTCTTGAAAAACTATTATGCCAAAATATGTAACAAAGAGTCATGTTGGGTACGACAAATGACAAAAGGGACTAAAATGGAGAAAGAATTGCTAGAATCTTTTTCACCAGTTTCACCAATTGAATGGAAAAAGAATCCCAAAGAATGGATATCTAGTATAGATATTATTGAAGTTATGAACCAATATGAAAAAACATACAAATGTTTTGACTTTTTAGGACCATCGCCAATTGATTATGACACACATAAATTATATGGTGAGTGCGTTTGGGAAGAACTTTGTCACTTCAGTTTGGCAGACCAAATCAAAAAGGGCAAAAACAAAATTGGTGTCATATTTAATACTGACCCGCATGATAAAGATGGTGAGCATTGGATATCATTATTTATCAACATAAAGAACGGCACCATATTTTTCTTTGATAGCGCCGGTGACAAAGCACCCAAACAAGTAATGAAATTTGTCAAAATGGTTACAGACCAGGGCAAAAAACTGTCTGACAAAATCAAATTCAAATTTGACCAAAATCATCCTGTAGAGCATCAATATAGAAATACCGAGTGTGGAGTATATTCAATCTATTTTATAATTCATATGTTAGAAGATAAGATAACTGGACATTATTTAAAGACACATGTATTAAAAGACACATATATGCAACAATTCAGAAAAATATATTATAACGAAGATTTATAAAATATAACTTGGAATTATAATAAATAATAGTAAATAGAAAAATAATAACATAAAAATTGCTCATTATTTTATTATATAAATAAAATAATGTCAATACGACCTAATACAAATACAAATACAAGCTCAATACAGCATTTTACAAATCCCAAAAATTTATCCATGTTATGGGAACTTTTGTTAGATGAACTCCAAATAAACCCTAATTCAACAACAATTGTTCAAAATATTAAAACTGTATTTGATGGTAATATCAATCTCTTTAAAACAAGAGCTAATCCAAATGCCGGCCTAATGAACTTGAATAAACAGTTTTTAAACCAACTGCTTATCGCAGTCAATCAGTTGTTTCCAAATTTAAAACAAGAACAACAACTACTACAGCAACAACAGCAAATGAAACGAATAAATATTAGCGAAGAAGTGTTACTCGATGAACCATATAAAGTTGAAGATATTCATAACGCAAGGCAAACAGATTTTGAAAAACAATTTTTGAATAAACGCAACGAATTTGAAAAAACAATTAACGCAAAAAAACCACAACCGATTGATTTTTCAGACAAGGTTGAACCTGACGCAAAGATAACGGAAATGGAGTCGTTAATTGCCGAAACAATGGCAAAACGCAAATATGAAATAGAGCAACTACAAGGACAAGGACAAGGACAAGGACAAGAACCAGTTACAAAACTTTCTACAAAAAAAACAGAAAAAAATGTATCTTTCAGTGATAATATAACATATAAACATATTGAAGACAATGAAGACAATGGAGACAACCAATTCAAAGAAGAAAGTAATATAAATATGAACAATATTTTTAGTAAATTAAAAAAAAATCAATCAGTTATTCAGAAGCAGTCTAATAATGAGTATCAATTAGAAAAAGAAAAAGAAAAAGAATATTATAAAATAACTAATGAAATACAAATATTAGAAGGTAAAATAGATAAA